TATCAAATAACTGATGGTAATTTTGCTAGTGAGGGATTTAGTCCTACATGGTATCCGCATTTATGGCGTATTAAATGTGAACCATTAGTTGATAGTGAAGAATTTAGTCAGATATTATCTGAGCCAATTGATCAGGATAATTATCTTGGATTATGGGATGCTACTAGAACATATCCAGCTGGTTATACTATTACATTCGGTGATAAGAATTACCTATCTAAACAAGAAGTACCAATTGGTATTGTTCCGCCTAATACAGTATATTGGGAACTTGATCCTAATCAGAATCTTAAAGATATACTTGCTACATATAATAAAAACTTACAAATCAATAATGCTATATTAGATGAAGCAAGTAGATTAGTTCCTAAAGCAGGTTACGATAGAAATAATTTATATATTGTACCTACTTACGGTGAATATGAAAGTGATACTGAATTATCAGGTAAATATAATCAACCTGCTCCTCCTATAAATGTTGTTGCCAATAACAATGGTGCTCCTGTTGTTGCTACAGGTGTCGTATCAATAGTTCGTAGTCCTGCTTACAAAAACGCAAGTCCTATATTACGTATATCTAAAGCAACTATTCAAAGTATATGGGATATGTCAGAAAACATATTAGTTGATCCTTTACAACCTGCACGACAAATTAATTTAGAAACTGCTACTATTGCACCAATACTAATTGGTAACGGTTCAGGTGCAGTTGAAGGTGAGATTGTATTAACTGCATTACCAACAGGACCTATTACAGGACCATATGGTACTGCAGATAATACATATGCGTTTGCCGATCAGAATCCAGTAGCACCAAACTTTACTGGTACAGAACCATATGGTCCAAATACTATGGACTATCGTGCAGATGCTGATCCAAGATTCCAATTCATTGCACGTAGTAGTCCAAGAAGTTTTGGCTATACTACTGGTTACTTAGATGGAACTGGCGAAGCACCAAATGGATTCCCAACAGGAGCAGGTATTAGTTTCCCGCAAAATCCACAAGTAGGTGCATATTTCTTACGAACAGATTATCTACCTCAAATTCTCTATCGTTGGGATGGTAGATTATGGGTTCGCATATCTAAAAACGTCAGAACACCAACAGGATTCACTGAAACAGATTTGTCACAACAATCTAGTTTCATAAATAACAGTAACGTTACAATAACAACTGATGGTACTGAGATACCACAGAAACAGGCTCTATCAACTATTTTGACAATAGCCCCAGATCCAATACCACCGGTGATATAATATATGGCAGCTTTCTTTTATGATAATCAGGTACGTAGATTTCTAATTCAATTTGGAAAAATATTTAGTAATTGGTATGTTACTAAAGGTAAAGATCCTGCAGGCAATGAGATACTTGTTCGTGTACCGGTTATGTATGGTGATAGTAGTAGACAAGCGGCTACAATCATTGCTAACAACAGTGCTAGTAATTTACCTAGTGCTCCGCTCATAACATATTATATTACTGCTTTAGAATACGACCAAAAGAGAACACAAGATCCTACATTTATTGATAAGATTCAAGTTCGTCAACGTAGTTATAATGCCGAAACACAGCAATATGAAACAGTACAAGGACAAGCATTTACTGTTGAAAGATTAATGCCTGTACCCTATACATTGCGTATGAGTGTAGATTTATGGACAACCAATTATAATCAAAAATTAGAATTGATTGAACAATTAGGTACACTATTTAATCCTTCATTAGAAATTCAATCTACCGATAACTTTATTGATTGGACTTCATTATCAGTTGTTTACCAAGATGGATTAACATTTAGTAGTAGAACTATTCCACAAGGATCTGGTAATCCTATTGACGTATTAAGTTGGAAATTCTATATGCCTATATGGATTAGTAATGCGGCTAAACTCAAAAAGATGGGTGTTATTGAAAAGATTATTGCTAGTATCTTCTCTGGTAAAGCATTAGATGATATACAAAATGATGATTTGTTATTAGGCACTAGGCAGAAGATTACACCTTACGGGTACAAGCTGTTATTGATAGGTAATAGTTTACAATTATTGCCAGCTAATCAAGATTTCTATCCAAGTAATGAAGATTTAGATTTACCACCTAACCCTAATACAAGTTTGTATTGGTCAAGTCTATTAAATGTATATGGTACAATTAGGCCTGGCATTAGTCAGATATGGTTACAGAATCCGTTTATGGATACTGAGATTGTGGGTACAATAGTTCCCGATCCAGTAGATGATAGATTATTGATATATGACATTGACCCGGATACCCTGCCTCAAAATACATTGGATCCTGTAGACAGCGTGATTAACCCATTAGTCACAGGACCAAATGCAGGGTTACCTGCCGCAGAAAATGGAATAAGATATCTTATTGTAGATAACATCGGTAGTGAGGGTGATACAACTATTGCATGGGGTAATGTTGTAGCATATGCTAATGACATTATTGAATATGATAGTTCTATGGGAGAATGGTTTGTATCATTTGATAGTGCCCAAGCTACTACAGTAGAATATGTTACCAATTTAACAACCAGCATACAGTATCGTTATGTTAATACAGAAGATGCTTGGATGAAATCGTGGGAAGGCTGGTACGATCAGGGTGATTATAGTATTGTAATCTAATTTACTTTATGCTATAATGTCTTAGCATATGAATAATATTTCAGCAGGCGTGTTCTTTTACGCTAAAAATACACAACGATTTTTATATCTACTTAGAACGGACAATAAAAATCCGGGCAACTGGGGAATACCAGGTGGCAAGATTGAGAATGGTGAAACATTACTTATAGGAATTAATAGAGAATGTACTGAAGAAATTGGATACTTCCCAGAAAATCCAAAACTAGTACCAATACAAAAATTTGTGAACAATACATTTACATATCATACATTCTTTTGTGCTATAGATGAAGAATTCATACCAGTATTAAATTATGAACATTGTGGTTATGCCTGGGTAGGTGATAATCAATATCCCAAACCATTACATCCTGGATTGTTTAGCACAGTGAATTTTGATGTTGTGCAAAAGAAATTAAAAGCACTTACGAAAAAACGGTCCTAAGACCGTTTTTTTATTTTAGCAATTTTGCTATAGTATCGAATCCTAATGATCCTATTACAACACCTGCTCCCATCATCATCCATCGCCACTTTTCTAATGCGGAGATTTTTTCTGACATTGCTTGATGTGCATTTGAACTAGCATCCTTCATACCCTTTAACATCACTCTAGTATCATCGTTGTTTTTAACCATTTCAACGTGGATATCTCTGATATCCGTTTTTATTTCACGAATATCATCAGTGATGTTTTGAACCTCTACCTGAAGAACTGCTATATCGGTTTCAGTTTTTGGCATTTTGATTGTCCTACTAGTTGCCATAATCATTAAGCACTAGCAATAACTACGATTGGGTTAGGCTGACCGTTAGCAGCATTAGCTGCGGCCGCAGTATTGAATGTAGCAATAATGTCAGGGTTAACTGAGAATGCAACAGCAGTACCAGTACCAGATCCTGCGCCAGTAGCAGTGAATGTAATACCTGTCATATTAGCCATAGCACCAACTGCTGTCCAGTTTGTTGTACCTGCACTGTAAATTGTGTAAACAGTACCTCCTGATAATGAACCAGCTGCAACTTGCGTTGGGAATATTTCACTGTTGTAATCATTAATACTTGATACGTATGCTGTAGCAGAGGCTGCATCAGTAGACAATATGTTCATTGTGTTTGGTGTCAATGCTGTATTAGCTACATTTGCAGTAAAACATTGTGCTGTTAAACCTGTTGTTGCACCTGTCACTAGGTATTTTGTTTTACCTTTTTGACGAACAATGTAACCTGCTTCGTCATCTGCGTAAACGAATGCGGCTCCTGTTGAAGCTACGGCTGCGTTTGCAACTAATTCAACAACATCTTGTTGTGCGTCTGGAGTACCAGTAGCACTTGATAAATCAACTTCAGCACCGCCTAATGTTGATGAAACAGTAAATGCAGTTGCGTTAGCAATTGCTTTAACAAAATAAACTTCACCAGATACTAGACCACCCAAGTTAGCAGTAAATCTTACTGTACCATTAGCAAACAATGTCTGAGCATTTCCTGTTGTGCGGATAATGTTACCGGTGTTGTTTGTGTTAGCAACAGCAATTGCTGTCAAGCCGCCAACGGTGTTAGCAAAACCTATCGTAGTGTAATCTGTACTACCGTTGATGTTTGCGCTAGCAACTTGAATAGCAGAACCTACACTTAATGTGTTTGCCAAATCAGTACCAATACCAGTTACGTATGCAGTGTCTGTAGCAGAGTACAATGTACCTGTACCATTGATACCAATAGCCACACGTGTTAAAACTTGTTTACCAACGATTGCTGTGTTACCACCAACTACACCGTATGTGTTAGCATTGGTTGCTGGAAAGCCTGTACCACCTAGTGGATTGTTGAAATAAGCATCAACTACACCAACTGACATACTAACTGTTTGACTACTTGTGTCAGTTAATGTTGCCATAACTTGAGGTTGAACACTTAATTGTGTTGCAGATACATCAAATGTAGTATTTGATAGTATTGAATTTATAAAATATGTAACACCTGCTGTTAATCCACCAACTGTAGAAGCTACTTGGAATGACATTCCTTTAGCTACACCAACTGTAGGACTAGTTGTTAGATTTCCACCTGAGATTGTAACGATACTGCCTGTTTCTGCTGTATCAGTAATTGTTAAGACTGCTTGAGCCTTTGCGATTTTTAGAGGACGTCCCATTTGATTTTCCTTTATTAAATTAGCGTGTTCTAGACGCTACGCAGTGGGTTACTGCATAAACTTGCCGAATGCAAGTGTATTATGTATTTATCTAAAATCTGTATTATTCAGTACCTGTATTAGCGTGTGGCATACCAAGTTCACTAATACTAAACTCTGTACCTGCACTTGCATTTGATCCAGTTGTAAGAAATGCTACTACATTGCCTTGACCACAATAAACGCTATTAAAAACATCTTGTGCAGAATAAATTTCTGAGTTTTGTGTAGCAATTGCGTAGGGAACTCCTGCATTATTGAAAGTGTAGGCAACATTTGATAGTGCTACTCCTGCATTAGCAGTAAGCGTTAAACTAGTAGCGTTAGCAATACTTGATATGATTCCGACTGTTGTTCCGGTTGTGTTGCCTATCCAACCACCAACTGACAGTTGAGTAGTAAACGCTGTGCCAACTCCGGTGACTGTTGCACTGTTAGTTGCTGCCGTTGCTGTTCCTGTACCAGCTACTCTAGGATAACCGGTTACAGCGTGAATAGCTACACCAGTAGTTGATATTCTAATTTTGTCCGTAGCCATATTAGCTGATTGTTGTGATACTAAATTACCCGTATATACGTATGATGCCATTTTATTTTCCTATTATTTTATAGTCTACCGACTGCTACTTCAATGATACCTTCTATACCATCAAAGTTTTCTAATGATTTACCAATTACTGTACCCAATATTGGAAAGGGTGCTGTGTGTGCAAAGCCATTTCCTGCACTAATAAGCATATCACCCTTTTTAATACTTCCACGTACTTGACATGGAACACGACCTTGTAATGCTAATGCAACAGTATGTTCACCTGGACAAGAACTATTCATTACATATGCTGGATTAGTTG